TACGCCGGGACATTGCCTGCACCCCAGATTGCCTCCAGCACAGGGTCTGGCATCTGGTCCCAGTCACCGAGATAGAATTTTGCGTACTTGAGGAACGCGCTGTTATTCTTGTCGCCCCACTCATTACCACGGGCATCGTAGACCAGCTTGTCGTTCTTCCAAACACGGACAATGTCAGTGATCGGGCCTTCGCATATACGTATTGCATATGTCCGATATGCGCGTTCTTGATACTGGATCTGCGTTTGTTTTTTGCCACCGCCACCCTTACCGCCTGTCGTGGTACGACCCACTTCCACCATCTTCCGTGTGACAGATGAGGCGTGGATTATGTTTCCAGAGATGGGGCGAACACGGCCCCAAATGATAGGGCGAGGCTCCGCTTCTTTGGCTGTCTGCCGTTGCAGCTCGCCCAGCTTTTGATACGTCTTGGTGGTGCTACTTCCGCCACCGAAGAGAAACGATACTACGCCGCCCATGGCCTATACACCTCCGTGATCAGCTTGAGCCAGTCGTCATCAAGGCGATGTTCCGCAACACCCCAATCACTGTGTGCATGGATCAGAGATAACCCGCCGTGGTGATAATCGGCAACGATGGCAACATGGCTAGGGGCTGGCATGTTGGGCCACCGGACTAGGACGACATCACCGGGCTGCATATCGTCAACACTATCACCGAAGTGCTCTTGCATTTCACGTTGCAATCCATCGTTCCACGGCTCTCGTCCGTAGTCGGTACGGTCTCGCATCTGGATACCAGCAGCCTCCATTGAAAGCACCATGATACCGATGCAATCTACAGCCCACTCCTTCCTGCCACGATGTCTCCATTTAGCACCAATCATGGAGCGAGCTTTCTCAACTATAACTTTCTGTTGATCATTCATTCTACACCGTCTCCTGTTGGTATGTATGGCTCACCTTTGAAATTCAGACCGTTGTCATATCGGTTTTTGCATGTAGTCCAGAGCTTATCGCAGTCCTGTCTAATCCTAAAGGTGTCACCTACAGAAATTTCATAGGGTGTTTGTTCAAGTAGTCCCACTGTCTTACTGCTAGGTAGGTAATCTTCGAGTTGGTATAGACGGTTTCTGGCTGAATTCTTACCAGTGAGCCACTGCACTCTGCCCGGAACTACATCAGGTAGCGTTGGTAAATCCGATGCTGAAAATATCCGTCTAGTATCATCTGGGTCAATACCAGACACAGTTCCATAATACCAATATGCGTCTGAATTAACACCACACCCAAGCTGCCCGTTAGCAGGGTTTCCGAATACAGCTCTACAGGTACGACTATCAAGCGTCCCTATCTTTTGCCTCAAACGCATGGCAAAACTTATCAGCTCTATGCTAACGCTCATTTCATCTTCGATGGTTACGTTACCCGTATCCCCAGCATCAAGCAACATACTACCCATACTTAGGTCACGATAGTTGACTAACATTAACTGCCATTTGGCATCATCCAATTCGCCAGCATTAACCATCTGAACAGTTATACCAGATAAGTCCTCATCCGCTACTAGGCTAAATCCTTCTCCGTTATCAACCGATAAACCTGTATCAGTGGCAATCACGCTCTGATCCAAACCTGTCTGAGACTTATAGAGGATCCCTTGGTACAGTATGTCAGCGTCTAGTGTTGTAACCCCGTATACTCGCCCATCACGTAAATCAATACGTAGTAGCTTACATGTGGTTGTGGTGTTTTGTGACAAGTGTTGTTTTAGAGGTTCTGGTATATACCGCATATCACAACCTCACTTCAGTCAAGTCAACATCCGTACTTAGTAGAAACCCACCATCCGTGTGATATACAGGTTCTACATCCAACCTATCATTATCAAACCTGACTGGTACATCAAATTCCCCTGACCAAGTTATTGCTTGCCCAGATGTTGCATTGAAAGTGACTAAACCTGATGTGGTGTCAACTGTAAAAGGAATCTCTACATCATCAGCATACAATTTAATTGTACCAGAGACAGGCTTTACTATCTTGCGAGTGTAGGTGATTGGACCAAACTTGTACTCCTTAGTTAACTGGACAGTTTGTTCTCCACCATCTGATACGACTAATAGCTCATTAAGAACCTCATAATCAGACCAATCCTTAAACCTGAAACCTATCAGTGCACCCATACAGGCCATATGTGCATTGACAACAACCTTGTGGTCTTCTGGTTCTAGTAACTCATACAAGACTGAATACCGCCCCAAAGGAGCGGCCCAGTCTGCATTACGTCTGTCAACACCGGAACGAAGAGAGACAATCCTTGTGTTAAACTCCTTTCCGAATTGTGAACCGTAAACCACTTTGTCGAGAAGCCTCTCTTCGATAAATGTCATACATTCTCCTTATTTACCAAACCTATTTTCAGCCAGACGTTGCCTACGAGAAGCATCCCGGGCAATCTGACTGGATGTACGGTTGTCGATTGTGCCTGTCACGTTTATGGTCTGATTGACTACGGCACCACCCTTACCGGATCGTCCACCAGTACCTTCGTCCATATCAGATTCGATACGAGAGAGTGTACGGTCTAGTTTTGCTGAGGTGTTGGCTGTAGTGACACGCTCCCCTTTCTCAAGCAACCATGTGCCAGTTTGAGGAATGGAGTCTATGCCGTCATGGGCCATACCTAGCATTGATAGAGATTGTGTCAATGCACTAGTGGCTGTGATGCCAGCCATCGCGGGGGCACTGTTTGCACCAAAGCTGGCTAGTGACGCCATTGCTGCTGCTGGTGCGTATGCTGCCGCAAGTGCGCTACCTGTAGCCACACCTGTAGCCACTGTAGCAGCCTGCATTGTGTTACCAAAAGCCATTTGAACAAGCTGCATGGAAATCCATTGTGCCACCCATTGCCCTATAGCATTCACAACGCTTCTCAAAATCGCCTCACCAATATTTGCAATAGACTCTGACAATGTTTGTGCATCAAAGATCATCGCCTCAAAGGCACTGCCCATACTGGTTTTGAATGTCTCTAAAGCACCACCAGCAATCTCGTCAAAGGTTGCCATACTCTCGCGAGTGGTTTCAAGCCAGTTTGTCCAATAATCTTCCCCAAGAGTTGATTGCAGTTCTTGGTATGCTAGTGTTGTTAGGTTTGCCTTCTCAGCCATACTGATCTGAGCATCGTTGATCTGTTGCACAATGGCATAGTATTCTTGATAAGCAGCAACATCTGGATCAAACTTAGCAAGGATGTCATTGTAGCTCGGCCCTTGCTGACTAGTGACGCCTTCATTGAGCTTGGCAAACTCTTGTTGAATCAGTCTAGCCTTCTCAGCAGCATCCCCTTGCGCGTTAACAATTCTGGTCACATTTGCGTAGTATTGATCATAGTATGCCTGAGTCCCGTCCAAAACTCTTGCCACTTTTGACAGAGGCTCCGTCAACTCTTTACTTGCGCCTGTTGCATCCCTAACAGCTTTTGTATAACGCTGGTCAATCGCATCAGCAAGCTCCTTATACAACGGACTACTCTTAGAGATAGTCTTGTTGATAATCTCCATCGCATCTTGCTTATCACGTAATGCAGCATAAGTTGGATCAAGCGATTTGCGCAGAGAGTCTAGGTCGGATTTCCAGTCGCGGGTTGAGGAGGATGTCTGTCGAAATTCATTTTGCAGACCTCTTATCAACTTAGACTCAGCTAAAACTTTTTCAACAAACTCTGTTGTGACTTCAACACCCTGTTCTTTAGCGATGGCATAAGCCCTCGTCAGAAGTATGGACTCAGCCCGTTGTCGGTTTGCATTAGACTCAGCATTAATTTCAGAATCAAGTGCAGAGACGACATCATCAACTGTTCTAATACGACCCTCAGTCTCTTTGTTGACACCCAGCATTGTGGCGATATATTCTCTCATCCCGCCAATAACGTCATCCCCAAATGCTTTGATCCCAGCTTCTCGCAATCTTCCTAATTGGGTGGTGTGCAACTCATGCTCCCGCCTTAGACGATCTACCAACTTAATTTGTTCTTTTACATCAGTCCTATCGTATATATCCCGCTCACTCATGTACTCTAGCTCTTTTTGAGCGGCGGCTAGTTTTGAAGATGATTCAGCAACCTTGGCTTGGATGTCAGCCATCTTAATACCAATCTCGGTTGCTGACAACTCTGCGTAAGAGTCTTTTATAGTGTCATACGACTTTGCTAAAAGATCGTTAGATGTTGTCAGTTTATCAACTTCTGCTTTAAGTAAAGCCGTGTCGGTTTTGTTCTTTACGAACAGATATGCCAGTCCACCTAGTGCAGCGGCCACGGAAAGAATAACGCCAGCAATTGCCCCTATGGATATTGCTAGAGCCGCTAAACCTAGTCCTGCTGTAGTTCCAATAAACGTAGCAACAGCAGCCCCAGCCCCGGCAATTTCTGCTTTAAAATCACCTAGTGATTCAGCAACTTCAGTAATACCTTCAGCCAAACTCCCGCTACCACCAAAGGCTTTATCAATCTCACCAAACGTAACCATCACCGAGTCACGCAATGCTTGCAGGCTCTGGCTTACAGTGCGTGTAGCTCGCCCAAACTGTTCATCAATTCCATCAGACATTAGCAAGATACCTTCAAGCAGCATCTCGGTACTAAAACGCCCCTCCGTAGCTAGTCTTTTCAGATTACCAAGCGTAGCATTGATGCTTGGATCAACCTTGTTCAAGGCATCTGCCATCAACTGAGCAACGGCTGGTGTTTGTTCTATAATACTGTTAAGTTCTTGCGCGGATGCTTGGAAGTTGCCAGACAATGCCTGTGAGAACTGCAACAATGCGCCTTCAGCACCTTGAGCAGACGCACCAGACATAGCAACAGCTTTAGACACACTCTCTGTTACACGCAGCAAGTCTTTATTCTCAAACGACATATCTTTAGTCACACGTATCATCTTAGCATAGACATCCATTGTGGTGTCTAATGCAGTACGTGATCTGATAGATACGTCAAGTAGTTCTCGTGTAGCTTGTGTCAGGTCAGTGGTGGCCCCAGCAACAACAGCAAGTCTGTTCTGAACACCAGTGTAAGCGTCTGCCATCCTTACAGCTTCGGCAGCAATGTGCCCAAAAGAGAACACACCGAATGCGCCACCTATGGCTAAAGCTGCCGTACGAAGTCTGTCAGCACTTAGACTGGTTTTCTTCTGAGCGTCATCTAGTCCAAGCAGCTCACGTCTGCGCTTCTGGATAGCAGCGTTATTTCGGATTAGGTCAGCGTATTCTTTGGTGTAAGTTTGAGCAAGACGGGCTTGGGACTGTGCAAGTTGTTTTTGTAGAGCTACAGACTCGCGTTGTTTAATATTCTTTTGAGCAAGTCCTTTCTCGTATAGACCTACCTGTACTTTGCCGGACTGATATTGTTTACTTAATTCATTCTCAGCCTTTGCCATACGCTGTGCTGGTGTGAGTGCGTTAACTAACGACTTCTGGTAAGCCTCTACCTGACGGGCAGTTTCTCTTGTCTGCACTAGATGTTTATATTGAGTAGTGTCTAAATCTTTAAGGCGTTGTTCCCAGAATTGTGTAGAATTGGCTGCATTCTTCATTGCCCTAGCAGTGGCGTCAACTCCCTTGGAGCCTCCTGTCCCAGAGCCTGCCGTCATATCTAACGAGCCAAGAGTACGTTGTAGGTCTTTCGCAATCTTCGTAACATCACGGAGGGATTGCTTAATCTGCTCCGCGCCAGTCTTAGCCTTAGCTGGGTCAATTATAAACGATAATCTTTTTTCACTCATGCGAGGTAGTCCCTAAATAAAAAGAGGGACATCTCATTTGCGAGAAGCCCCTCTGGTTTTACTTTTCTGCTTAGAATGTATGTGGTCTAAATACACATTATCCAACTCGCAGATTATATAACAGAAGGTGTGTAGATCATCTTCTATCGTACCGATTGTTAAAGCATAGTTGGTTATTTCAGAGAGCGGGATACTACCTACTGACTCTTGAACAATTTGTCTGGAATTACTGAGCAAGAAGAATGTCTCAATGTACCAAGAGGATACTAGATCTAGCTCCGGCTTCTCAGCGAGGGCTTGTGGCATCTCACCAGTCTTCTCATATTTTGCTTCTAATAATCCTAGAGAAGATCCCCATTTAAGATTCCACTTGAGGACATCCGTTACTTTTTTACAGTGTCTTCAATGGCTTCACGCTTGAAGTTGTCTAGCTGTTCGGAATACTCAGCCACAAATTCACGTAGTTCGTAGTTCTCCTTGAGGACAGTCTTGGCATTTTCTACGCTATATGGTAACTCAGCAGCCTTACCTGTAGCTTCATCAATACGACCAACACCTTCCCAGTCCAACAGGAGTCCTTCAGCCATAGCGGCGCAAAGCAGGGATTCATTCTGTTCTGGGGTGAGTGTGTTGTTCTTAATCTGTTTTGAGTAAGGCTTCATCAGACGATTAATAGCGCCTACATACTTCTCGGATCGTTGAGATGCAATCTTGAAGCGAGCACCACAGAAGTCAACCCACTCACCATTCACTTTCTTGTTTTCATCAAAAGCGTTTGCAATAAACATATTTTAAATCTCCGTTCGTGTTGTTCGTGTTAAAATAGCCGCCAACAACCCACGAACTAAATTGAAGGCGACTAAACTCATTACTAAGAATTATTATGGTGCAGCTGTGATCACTAGAGAGGATTTTTCTGTTGGATCATATAGTGCTGTGAACTCAGCGGAGAACATGACATCTTGATCTAGACCACCAGATGAGGGTGCTTCGCCAGAAAGCTTGGCGTTAGGTACTAGGAAAACATAGCTGTTGGTGCCATCAGAGATAGTGTATTCTAGGCTGATTGAGTCGTTAACAAGTGCCTTCTCATACAGTGCGAAAGATTCAGCAGTCAGGTGCATTTCCACTGTACCAGTGATTGATGCTGTACCTTTCTTCTGATCTTTAGGTGAATCCTTGCCGATACACGTTGTTTCACGAAGCGCGTTGTCTAGGGTAATCTCAAGACTGTTGATACAGATGTCAGTGACAACACCATCGATCTTAACGCTACCAATGTCAGATGATGCGTTAACTACGCTGGTTGTTGGAGCTGGATTAGTAGAACCAGTACCTACTAGAGACGTAGAACCTGTATCTGCACCAGCACCAGCGAAAGTGAAGCTGCCTGTAAGGATCTCACCGTAAGCCATGGACATGGACATTGAACCCACACGCATACCAGAGAAGGATGCGAACTTAACAATATCGCCATATTCCTTTTCGATACTGTAGGAGGAGTCTACAACACCAACCTTGAGCTGGCGGCTACCTAGGACGGGTGTGTCACCTTGCCATGTTGAGCACATTGCCGACGCAATGAAGTCGTCAAAAGATGCCGCAGAGAACTCAAAGCTTACATCTCCACCTACAGTGAGGCCCACCTTAGGCATATCACTGGTCATACGGTCTGTACGAATCTCAGACGATGTGGTGGTTGTAGGAGTTGCTGAGAGAGACTCGGACGTATATCGGATTGTTTCCCAAACACCATTGGTAGGGGTCGTGTCGTAAGTGACTTCTGGAATATATCGAAGCACTACTCGGTTTGATTCACTCATGTTATTTCCTCAAAATTATGTAACGACAAATGGGACAGTGACAAGGGCAAAAGATAATTCACCCGTTTCCTTATCCACCAACTTATCTGTAACCACACTCCCGGCACGAGTAACGACAGAAGAATTATTCAGACGTTTTCGTTCAAGAGATGTAAGTACAGCATCAACGATTTCATATACACGTTTAGTTCCAAGTGATCTTGGGTCAGATTGTATACGCTTAACTTTGATTGCTACGTGGATAAGACCTGTGTGACGTGTAGTGGAGCCAGCACCTTTAAGGACAGTGAACCCTTCACCCATATCTATATGTAGTGACACCCATTCATTAATCCCGCCTTCTTTAAACGGATTGGGTGGGTATTCGACAGGGGTCTCTGAGTAGTTGGTACTGAAATGTGTAATGATGGCTGAACGTATCTGCGAAGGCATTAGGTTCATTTCTTTATTGCCTCCAACATGTTGTTATAGGATAGTTGCCAGTATCTGTAGGGCTTGCCTTTATCCCAACCACTGAATTCTGCTTCAATGTTATACTCTGTGGCGTTCACAACGTAGATGGTGTCCCAAGCATGTGCAGACTTCACTTTACTAATACCTTTTCGATAAGTGTTGTCACCATCTTCGTCCTCTTCTGAGTTAACGCCATCAGGTGCTACGTTCACACCTACCTCGGTGTTAGCCATCAGATTACCTTCTAGGACAGGTGTAATACCACCACTACCGTAATGCTTAGTCTGAGGGTACTGGTTGGTAGGCGATGTAACAGCTTTAAGAAAAGCCTCACCAGCTTGTGTTTTAGCGGCTTTCAACTCGTCTTCAACTATCTCATCAAACCATTCATCAAGATCATCCCACCCATTCATACACGCCTCACATAGATGTTATAGAACACACCAGCGTTATCTTCGTCATATTTAACAACACGCCATTGTCCGTCTAATACATCATTCTCTTTAGGGATGAATGTGACATCATCTTGCAGGACAGTGAACTTGCGATCATCTAGTGTGAGGCTCATCTTGTCCACTAGGCTAGACTTAATCTTTCGGAACATTCCTTTGACAGATTCATCTAGGCCATTTGTCCCGCCTGTGTATGTCTCTGTAATAGGATCGAACACACCATCTGTAGCAGAACGCTCATATGTGACAGATGTTAGGTTTGAACCAAATTCTCTTATCCAAGCATTTGCTATTTCACGTTTGATATTCTCTCTAAACATATTCCCTCCTTAGCGTGGCCAGTGGCGTTCTTCGTCTACTGGATATAGTTCAGGGAATTGCTTATCGAATTGTATACCACCTTTTGTGAAGGATGGTTTGACAGTGGATTGGTCATTACGTGTATTATCAAACTGTGCTCGGTCAATACCACCGAAGAAGATAGGCAGTACGCCAGAGGATCTAGCAATAGTTGCTTGCTTAGACAACTCATCATAGAGCATCTTGAACTGATTAGCCTTGTCGCGATATTCAATACGAACATCATCCACTTCAGCCACATCAGCTTTATGTAGATATTGTGTCCATAATGCTTGGGCCAAACCTTTAGCTGCATCTAGGACGCGATTGTTATTGGTCAAGAGTAGGGCTGAGATTGTTTCGTCTTGGAAATACGGAGCAGCCTCCGTCACATCTTGGATAAGAAATCTCACTTGAGAGATCGTGTCAGATAAATCTGGGTTGAATGTGAATGCCATGTAGCCTCCTAAAAGAATATGTCAGCGGGGTGGTGTGGACGGAGATGTGTCGTTGCTGGATATTACGCCGGAAGGGTTTGTTCCGTGTGGTGTGGGGAGGCTCCGGCTAAAGAAGCCTCTGGTTAGAGAGGCTTTTGGTTGAGAGTGTCGGGGTTGGATTTGTCTAGGAACAGAACATCTCGGGTAAATAGCTCTGACGAACCACCTGACTTTAGGATAGGCTCACCCTTATAGCGATACTGTTCAAAGTCTTTCAACAACTGCTGCTCGTGTTCGTAAGCATCTCTACCAATGTTGTAGTAGAGAGTATCTATTACGGTTATTTTTCTCAAGTCAGTCTTGTTAAACCTTCTAGCAACATCCCTGTTGGTAATACCTACTTTGTAAAACACACCATTTCCTGTGTCTACCCTAAGATAGTACAGCTCTGCTGGTCTCTCAAAAGAAAAACCTGAATGATCATGGAGCTGTTTCCTGCACTCTGGACAAACCACATCAATACTTCGGTACTGCCATCTAACATGCTTAGATTTTCTAGTCCAAACATGACTGCACACATTACACCGCATAGTATCATCACTGTTCACAGTGCATACGAGTTCACAGTTTTTTGATCCTAATAGTTTAGAAAAGTAATCATCCGTACAAGGAACTTTACGATACTTTGCATTTCTCGCTTCTATCAGCTTGTCGATACATGTTGTAACTATGTAACCGTCATTCCTGAGTAGTGTGAGTTTAGTATCCGTCTTTATCTCATCAGGAATAATTTCTAAACTGTAACCAGTCTCTTTTAACAGAGACTCCAATCTGTCAATATCCCAAGGAAGCCTACCAGAACATTTTGGGCAACCTTTAAGCGACCTTAAACTCGAAATCACAACATCCCATACGTAACCGCACTCATTGTGCTTGACAGAATGCTTCTTAGCACAAGAACCTTTGTAGTCCTCAAGCAGTGTGTATCCGAGCAGGGATACTTTCTCATCAACTTGTTCTTGTGTTAATTTCTTTGGCATACTCTCCCCCCTTTTTTCATAAAGAAAAGAGTATTAAAACACACTTGCTAAAAGCCTGTCAAGACTTATATCAAGACAGGCTTTGGACAAGAATGCTAATTAAGCAGTGATGCCGATAAGACAAGCAACTTCGGTTGGGAATACCAGAGGAGCCATCTCAATAGTCATCTCTTTGGCCTGATCTCGTCCATCATCGTAGAGCCAGCTATAGACAGGCTGCACTGCTTCTGGACGATGCGTGGTTGACAGCTTGCTAGATGGGCCGTAGTAGCCACGGAACAGACCTTCTACACGAGGTACGATGAAACCAGTGCCGTCAGCAACCAGAGCTTCAGTAGAACCAGTAGGCAGCTTGAAAGAACCGTCTAGTGAGTGGATACGGAATCCGTTGGTTACAAACATGTCGGTGATGTCATCGCGCTGTGGGTTTACAGTGGCGCTGAAATATTTGTAAGCCTCTTTCATGCTGCCGTGTGAAACGAAAGCATCGTACAGGTCTGGTGCTAGGTACATATCAATACCAGAGAAGAAGCCACCGTTCTTCAGGTTAGCACGAACTAGACGTTTGATTTCACGCAGTTTGGTTGGTAGATCAGTGGTAGAGGTAGCTGTGTCCAGAGCTACTGTATCACGGACGATACCAAACTCGTCAAACATTGAGGCGTACACAACACCGTCTGGGCTTACACACTGACCGGCAGAGGCGGCTTTGAGTTTCATGTACTCAAGAGTAGCATCGCTCTGACGGCGCATCTTAGCCATCTTTTCAGCAACAGCCATATCCACAGTGGTCAGGCCATCAGCAGTACCGGGCATACGCACGGATAGGATGTCTTCTTGGGTGATTACGTCAGAATGCTTGAAGTAACCTAGTGGTAGAGCGCGTGTCTCAACAGCATCATCTTTACCATAGGTAGAACCTTTGCTACCACGCTCAGAGGCTGGCAGCAGGGTAGTCTGGGTAGAGTTGATGTCGAATAAGATAGCCGTCTGGGTTGTTGGACGCATATCGAAAAGGGTATCGTCAAAGATTGCATACTGACGATCAATCTGATTGACCTCTTGGGTAAAGTCAATCAGAGTGTTAAAATCACGAGGATCGTGTGTAACTGCCATTGTTATATCTCCTAATTAAATCTTAATTAAACTTGTTCGCGAACTACAACGCCAAGAGATTGAATCTCAGCAACGGCAGTAGCAATCTGGCCAGCATCGTGTGCTACATCAAACACGAGGGCTTGTTTAGCGATGATAGCAGGGCCACGTACAATTACGGCAACTTCTGTGTCAGTGGTAGCTGCTACAGACTTGTTCTCAACAACGATAGCTGCTGCAACTTCTGAGCCATCTACAGCCGCCGCATCAGAGACAGTGTATTTACCAGTAGCGGTAACTTTACCCAGTACAGAACCTACGGACAGTTCGGTATCGGCTGCGACATTGACGGTTACAACTTCACGGCAGAAACCGTGTTCACGAGCATATTCGTGCTTTACTAGATTGCCCAGCATGGGCTTACGAGTCGAAATTAGAGCCATGGTTATTTCCTCTTAAATATATAAATTACTTGGCAGCTTTTTTGGCTTGGATAGCTTTCATCACGCCGCTAATCTGTTCTTCTTCTGGCTCAAGATCGTGACCAACTTCACCAAGACCTTCTACAGCCTTAGCAATCTGAACAGCCTTTTCCAGCACAGCCATTACGCCAGCTAGTTCTTCTTGCTCAGCCATCTTCATCAGAGCTACGCCGAAGGTTTCTTTGTCTTCTACGCCCAGCACTTCGAAGTCAGCAGCCTTGGCTACATATTCAGCTTTCTTGGCTTCAGCTTTTTCGGCTTCAAATTGAGCCAGAGATTTTGTTAGTTCTTCGATGCGGCTTTCTTTCTCAGCAACAGCTTTCTGAATCTCTGCCTGCTGTTCTTCGAGAGCCTTCTGAATAAGAGCCTCTACAGCACTCTTTTCAATTACTTCGCTCATTGGTTTCTCCTGTTTATCTTGGAGGGAATTGTCGGCAACATTGCCTTTCTCAATATCGCTAACAGGAGATTCCCCGCCAGCATCTTTAGTGATATGATTATCAACATCTTTGATAGTCACATTACTAAATTTAGCAAGAGACTTTACAATCTCTTCTAATTCTTTACGTTCTGTGTCAGAGACAGCATCCACACCTTCGTTACGAGCTTTCTGTAACAACTCCACCTTACCATATAGGTCATGTTCCATAAGCTCGGCTAGGTCTTCCACCATTTCTTCTTGACGCTTCTCCCCAGTGTACTCAGACATGTCTTTTCCGTAGCCAAGCATATCGGCTAGGAATTTAGCGTCCCCTTCCCACATGTAAAAGAAGCGTTCCAGAAAGTCTTTCATAGACAGCTCTACAACCACATCTGTTGCTTTCGTAATGAGCGTCTTATACATATTTGCTCCACCCCCCTGTTCACGATGCACTAATGCTACATGTGCATTCGCTCCAGAGAAATCAAACTTAGTTAGTTTCTTTTTAGCCTTATCCATCTAGTGTCTCCACATGAGCCATGCAGCCTACAGACAATCCGTTCCACTCTCCGTCCTTAACACCTTGCCAGAGAGCATCATCAGCAAATTTCCAAGTCTGTAACCAACTACCTGCTGGTACATACTGATCCCCTAGCTCAATGTCTACAGGGATGATGTATGACTCAACAATCTTGGCTGTACCTTCGTCCACCATAACCAGATGACCCAGATTCGCTTTCATGCAATTCTCGTAGAAGTTGTAGCAAGCATCTTCCACTGTCTCTCGGTCATAGAAGTCGCCATGTGCATCAAAATCAGACGTGTCTGACATAGCTTTGAGCACAACAAATGTAGCCATACGTTTTTCTGTATTGACTGCCTTCACAACTTCAACTTGCTTAGTGTCACCAAAGTGTTTCTCAAGGAATTCGGAGAAGGCTTTAATCATGTTGTCTTTATCAATCATTACGCTTCTCCTTGATAGTTTCCGTCAAGAGCTTTCATCAGATTGTCCACTAGGGCATCATCCTGTTCAACCAACTCCTCTGGAGATGCTGTAGCAGCCTCCTTGTTAGCGTTCTTGGTCATACCAATTCGTTGAGATATTGCCTGATGGACATTGACAGGGGTATCCAAGAATGTACTGCTGTCGTCACGCTCTGGTAGATCAGCACGTTTACGCAATGCGTTTTCTAGT